ATGGCTATCTCCGAAGACGCCGCCGACGAAGTGTTTGCAGCCGGTGCCCAGTTCGAACCCCTGCAACTGGTGCGCATCACCTTCGACGTTGCCCGTGGTGGCCAGAACAAGGGCAAGAATCTCGCCCTGCACATCGAAGCGGTAGACAAGCCAACCGCCCGCGCTGCGGCTCCACAACCCAACGCCCAGCAACAAGCCAAGCCAGCGGCCCAGGCTGCTGACCCGGCTAAAGGCTGAGGGCCAGGGCCGTGCTGATCCTTGATCGCGTCGTCTGTGACGAATGCCTGTGTGTGATGGGCCAGCTCCATCACATGCCGGCCGCACAGAGCGACCTGCTCAGCGACTTCCGCACGGCCCCCGACTACGCCGTCTGCCCGGATTGCCAGACCTCCCAGCTTGCTGCCGATCTCTGGCCTGAATTGGTGGACGTATGAACTTCATCGCGTGCGATGGCGTATGGCAAAGCGCCGGCCAGACCCCGGTTTGCGTCGGCACCTTGACCACCGTCGCACAAAACGAAATCAGCCCATCCGGGCTGACTGCTGAGGACCATGCGCAGATCCGGGAACACGCCTTGATTCTGTTCGCCATCGTCTTCGGCGCTCTTGTGCTGAAAAAGGCACTCAAACTGTGAGGAACACAACCATGAATCAAAACCTGCAAATCCTGAAACGCTCCCTCGGTGCTGCCGCTGCAACTGGCCTGCTGGTCGCGCAACAGGCCTACGCCGATATCCCAGCTGAGGCCCAAGCTGCTCTCGATGCGGCCAAAGAAGACGGCCCCAAGGTCGCCGCCATCGTCCTCGGCATCATCATCGCGATTGCCGCCTTCAAATACATCCGCCGTGCGCTGTAAGGCACTGCACTAACCAAAAGCCCGATAGGCAGCTATCGGGCTTTTTCACTTAAGGGCTTATCCATGGACGCCAACATGCTGACCACCGTGATCATCCTGGCCGCGTTCTGGGCGTTGTTCTTTGGCCGGGTGTGATGATGAAAACGTTGCCGGTTGTACTGCGCCTGCTGTTGTTGTTTTTGCCTTGGTTCGCTCCTCAAGTGTCTGCGGCCTCGTACTCTTGGAGCGCAACATTTAACTACTACAGCGGCAGTGGTTCTTCTGCTTCCGAGGCGTGCCAAGCGGCAATTTCGAAATCTAATGCCGCTACAAATGGGAAGGCTTCGCTCAAAAACGTTACATATAGAACACCCCCGACCACTGCTGAATGTACCTGGGCCGATCACAATGGCTACAGCGGCCCTGGCTATGGATTTTTAGCGTATCGCTCGGGCGACACATGCCCAGCGGGTACTGTGCCGAATCCTGCTGGCCCTGAGCCTTGTACTGTTCCGCCTGACCCTGATCCCTGCGAAGCGCTTGCCGGTTCAACCTCATCGTTCTTTGCCACGGTGCCCAATGGCGGCACGTCGCTGCCGGGTGAATACGTCTGCAACAACGCCTGCCGCGCGACATGGTCAGGTCAGTGCGGCTCAAATGCTCAAGGGGTTTCCGCGTGCTGGGGGCTGGCGACCTTTACCGGTGGCAGCTGCCAAACCGGCGACACACCCACCGGTGTGGGCACCCCACCTGTAGACCCGACCGATCCAGACCCCACCGATCCTTCGAACAACTGCGGCCCAGGCCATACATGGTCAGGCACCACCTGCGTGCCCACCGATCCGACGGACCCAACTGATCCGACAGATCCAACCGACCCCACGGACCCAACAGACCCGACCGATCCCACGGACCCCGACAACCCTGGCGGTGATGGTTCTAACGGCCCCGGCAATGGTGGTGGAGACGGTGACGGAAATGGCGATGGCGATGGCGATGGCGATGGCGATGGCGATGGCGACGGTAATGGGGATGGCAATGGAAACGGCGACGGTGATGACGGCGACCCCAGCGAAGGGGATGGCGAGGAAGAATGCGACCCGGCCACCGATCCCAAAAAGTGCGGCCAATCCAGTGTCAGCGGTGATACCTGCGATGCCGAGCTGAAGTGCGAAGGCGATGCCATCCAGTGCGCAATCCTGCGCAAGAACAAAGAACAGGTCTGCCAGTGGAAGTACGACGAAGGTGTACGCGGCTCAATCGCCGCTGAACTGTCCGGCCCTGATTACCAACTGAAAGAACAGTCCGTAGGCGTCGGCTCTCTGTTCAATGACGCCCTCAGCCAAGGCCGCTGGTTGCCCAGCTCTTGCCCTGCACCCGAATCCATCAGCGTCATGGGCCGTAGCTACTCGCTTAGCTGGGAACCCGTGTGCCGCTTCGCAACCGCCATAGGGCCGCTGATTGTTGCCCTGGCCTCGATCTTCTTCGCCGTTTCCATCGGCCGCGCACTCAAGGGGTCTTGATATGCCACTGCTACCCATACTCGCCACGTTCCTCGGCTCCATCGTCTCCGGTCTGGTCTTCCGGGCGTTTGCCTCGCTGGGCTTTGCCTACATGTCCTATGTCGGCATCGGCCGGCTGATCGACACGGTAGACGTCTACATCAAGGGCCTGTTTGGTGCGGTTCCGCCCTCTGTTGCCGCCGTCTTGGGGATGGCCAAGGTGGATGTGGCGATCAATATCGTAATCGCCGCTGTGATTGCTCGGCTGCTGCTGGCGGGGATGGATAAAGTCACCGGCACCATCACCGGTCTGGCTCTGCTCAACAAGGCAGGTGGTTGATGTTTGTCCTGCGCACGGGCTTGCAGGGCAACGGCAAGACCCTCAACACCATCAAGGAAGTGGACGCCAAAGCCGCCAAGGAAGGCCGCGAGGTGTTCTATCACAACATCCGTGGCTTCAATCCGCAGCACGAAGCTCTGCAGGCGGTGTGGACCGAATTCGACAAGCCCCAGGAATGGTTCAAGCTGCCGAACAACGCGATTATCGTCATCGACGAGGCGCAGACGTTCTTTCGCATCCGTAACCAAGCCTCAGCGGTGCCGGCCTATGCCAGCGCCCTGGAAACCATGCGTCACAACGGCCATGAGCTGCACTGCATCACCCAGAACCCCGGCCTGATCGATCACCACTTCCGCAAGCTGTGTAACTCGCACATCCACTACGTGCGCGGCCACAAAGGCAAAGTGATCAAGCGCTGGGAGTTTGAGCGGGTCAACATGGATGTGGAGAAGAAGAACGTCTTCAGCGATGGCCAGGCCACGCGCATCCTGATTGATAAGAAGTACTTCGGTGTTTACCAGTCTGTTGCTGAAGGCTCGGAACACCACATGAAGTTCAAACCGCCGCGGGCGTTGTTTGTCTTCATCGGCCTAGTGCTGCTGATCGGCTACTTCAGCTACGACGTGTACCAGAGTCGGTTTGCCCAGCCTGAACCTAAACCGGTCGAGCCTGCAGCAAGCCAAGTAACAGCATCGGGCGTGATGCAGGCCACCGTCCAGGGCGAGCCTGAACCGCTTACAACAGACGACTACATCGCCTTACGGGTGCCACGTCTGCCCGATGTGCCCAGCTCCGCGCCGATCTATGACGACATCACCCGGCCGGTGACCTATCCCAAGCTGTCCTGCATGTACACCGCCGACCTCGGCATGGTGGCCAAGAACAACAAGCGGCTGGCTGTTGGTCAGCGTGACGGCAAGATCTACGGCTGCAGGTGCAACACCCAGCAAGGGACGCGGGCGGTGGTGTCGTTTGAAGCCTGCATGGCCTACGTCGAGGAAGGGGCCTTTGATCCTGCCAAGCCGGACCAAGTTGCCCAGCCATCGCTCGACCCCGCTCAACCACAACCCGCGCAACAGCCTGCACCTCCACCTACCTCAAGGCCTGCCCCATCCGCGAATGCATTAGCGCCTGCTAACTCGGGGTGGCCGTCGTTGCAGGGTTACCAGGGTGCATTGTGAGAGAGAACAGCAGCGTCACGCTCGGCGCGGCGGTGAGAGTGCGCGTGAGGCACGAGCGCGCGGATGCGCCGCCGCGCATGCGCTGACGTCCCTGTAACACGTCAGATAACCAGAAATTAACTTCCGCATTACTCAGCAATAGGTAAAGCAATGGCAACGGTAAAAGATCATCAGCGTTTGAATGCTCTGACTGCAGAGGAAGACAAGCAGGGCCGTCTGTTTGTTGACCCAGGCAACCATACGTTCACTGACCTGTCAGGCGTTCGCCTGCTGCGCTGTGGCGTCGATACCGTGCGCCAGCTTTACCGGGGCATGATCCGGCCGGAGATCATGGCGCTGTTTGATAAGCCGGGCACCCTGGTTGATTTCGCTGGGCAGCGTTGGCACTCGGGCCGGGTAGGGCGGGACTCCGGGTATCAGTACAAGCTGCAGAATGCAGACCTGGGCATCATCCTGCTGGTGAAGAACTTCAACGCCAAGTTGGAGAACATCGGCCCGCATCTGAAAATCGAAGTGTCGCCCCATGCAATCGACAGCCTGTCGCCGGAACGCCTGCAGGCCCGGTTAGATTTCTATGCTTCCCAGGTGCTGTCCCATGTGGAGATTAACCAGTGTGCCGTCCACCTTGCACTCGACCTGCAGGGCTGGAAGCCTCCCGCTGATCTGGTGGCCCGTATGCACTGCAAGGCCCGCACACAACGCGACATTACCGGCATTAACGAAGTCAACTGGGCGACCAAATCCAGCACCTACGGCCGCGGTGAAACGTCGATGTTCGGCTCGGCCAGCGGTGTGCAGCTGTGTATCTACAACAAAACCGAGCAGGCCAAGGCCGCTGACAAGCTCGACTACTGGGAAAGCGTCTGGAAGCGCCGTGACAGCTTCGACGATCAAGACCCGGAGAACTACGACCCGGTCCAACCGGTTTGGCGTGTAGAGCTGCGCTATCACCACTCCATCATCCAGCAATTCGCCAGCGGCTCCCTGGATGTGAAAACCGGTGAGGCTATCGACACACGATCGTTTGCAGCCTTTGCCGGGCATCTGGAAGGCCTGTGGCGCTATGGGCTGCGCCAGTTCAAGTTCCTCTCCCGGCCGGGCTACTACGCCCCGATCTGGACGCTGATGCGTGATGACGTTCGTGTTGATCTGCCGGTTGATTCGCTGCTCGATGACACTGAATACAAGCGCTACTACAAGACCTCGCGGGGCTTCTCGGGCAAGAACGTGGAACTCTTCCTGGGAAACTTCGTAAGCCTGCTGGCACGGGAGCGAGTGGGCGCTAGAAAAGCATTTCATACCCTCAAGGATTGGGACTGCTGGCCAGTCATCCGTGATCACTATGCCGCCAAGGGCATGGATGAAGACGGGCTGTATAAGCACATCAAAGGTATCTTGGAAGAGCGCAACGTCAGATGGGGCAGGGCAGTCTGATGGCTATCGAGCAACTGGCAGACGGACGTTGGAAGGTCGATGTAGAGCCGATCAAGGGCAAACGCTTCCGTAAGACCTTCAAGACCAAAGGCGAGGCGTCACGCTTTGAAGCAACCTGCAGGGCCAAGGTGATTGAAACGCCAGATTGGGCACCCAAGCCAAAGGATCGTCGCAAGCTCTCCGAATTGGCCCAGCGTTACTACGATCTGCACGGACACACCCTGGCGGACTCGGTACGGCTTAAACAGGTATTGGAAAAGCTGGTGCGCGAGCTGGGCGACCCGGTTGCCGTCAAGTTCACCGCTGACCAGTTCTGCAGACTTCGTGGCCAGCACCTAGCAGACGGTATTCATGGCAAGACCCTGAACAACCGACTCGGCTACCTCAAATCACTGTTCAATGAGCTGCACCGCCTGGGCGATATCGACTACCCGAACCCCTTGGCCAAGGTTCGCCCGCTGCGCCTGCAGGAACGCCCACTATCGTTCCTTTCCCAGGCACAGATAGCTGAGCTGCTGCAGGCGCTTGATAACTACCCGAACTGCAAGCACCTGGCGCTGATTGCTCGCGTTTGCCTGGCTACCGGGGCGCGTTGGGGTGAGGCTCAGGGGCTTGTGACTGCGCGGGTAAAAAACGGCGCGGTGACCTTTGCCAATACCAAATCGCGGCGGACTCGTAGCATCCCGATTCACCCGGCCTTGGAAAAGGCACTGCTCGACTACTTCAAGCAATACGGGCCGTTCCCAAACTGCATGCGGCATTTCAGCCGAGTCCTGGAATCAACGTCGATCAAGCTACCGAGAGGTCAGGCTACGCATGTGCTTCGCCATACCTTTGCCAGTCACTTTGTCATCACGGGCGGCAACATCCTGACCCTGCAGAAGGTGCTTGGTCACTCGTCCGTCACTATGACCATGCGCTATGCACATCTGGCCCCTGATCACCTGCAGGATGCTTTGCGCCGAAATCCCATCTTCGACACTTTTTCGACACCGACCTAG